TATAACCACAATTAGGGAGTAATGATGAGCGAAATGATCTGCAAGGACTGCGGCACAGCTGGGAGGCCGGCGCGCATTACAAAGGGCTCCACAATGATCGAGCTGATCCTCTGGATCTGCTTTATCGTACCGGGGCTGATTTACTCGTTCTGGCGCCTCTCGTCACGATATAACGCCTGCGCCAGTTGCGGGTCGGTAGCGCTTGTGCCGCTTGATTCGCCTGTCGGTCGCACTCTAGTACAGCAGCATCAGGCGCCTGCTTCGGCGGCGCCGGTTCGATCTTCGAACGCTCACGCCTCCGGCGCTGCACTTGGCCGGATGTTCAGGAAGGTAGTCCTGCGAAAATAGCAGGGACGCTTTAACAGCATAAAGCTCGCTTCGGCGAGCTTTTTTTATGGGCACGTCATGGCAAATATCGGTTCAATTGTCGTCAATCTCGAGGCCAATATCGCGAAGTTTGTAAGCGATATGAAGAAATCGAGCACGGCCACCGAAGACTCGATGAAGCGCATCGAGGGGGCGATCGAGACCGGTAAAAAGGCGCTCGAGATCCTGGGCGTGGGCGTGACGGTTGGCGCCTTCGCCGAGCTGGTCAAGGGATCGATCGACGCGGCGGACAATCTTCGCGATATGTCCCAGAAAACCGGTGTCGCTGTCGAGACGCTGAATGGCCTCGGGTTCGCCGCTGGCCAGGCGGGCGGCGATCTCGAAAGCGTGGGCGCAGCCGCTGGCAAGGTGAACAAGTCCATCGCAGAGGCGGCCGGCGGCAACAAGGACATGGCCGAGGCCTACGGGAAGCTCGGGATCTCCGTGCGCGACGCTTCCGGCAACCTCAAGACAGCGGACGTCGTCATCGCCGAGGTGGCGGACAAGTTCAAGGGCTGGGCCGACGGTCCGGAGAAATCGGCCATCGCGCTGCGGATCTTCGGCAAGGCCGGCGCCGACATGATCCCGCTGCTGAACGATGGTGGCGATGCGCTGCGCGAGAACATTGCCTACGCCAAGGAATACAGCGGCGTGACGCAGGAGCTGGCCGATGCATCGGACAATTTCAACGATACGATGGGTAAGCTCACGGTGCAGCAGAAAGGGTTCTACAACTCGATCGCGTCGGCCGTGCTGCCAGTGCTCCAGACCGTATCCGAGGAGATGCTCGGCGCTGCGGAAAACTCGAACAAGTTCTCCCTGGCGGGAGAGGTGGTCCGTACCATTCTAGAGACGTTCGTTGTTGTCGGTTCCGAGGTCGCCTTTACCTTCAAGGCCGTCGGTACCGAAATCGGCGGCATCGCTGCGCAGGTTGCTGCATTGGCCCATGGCGACATCAAGGGCTTCAACGCCATCAGCGAAGCCATGAAGGCGGATGCTGAAAAGGCCCGCAAGGAACACGACGAGTTCATTGCAAAGGTGCTGGACCGCGCGCCGAAGCCAGCCGAGCAGCCGGCTGCCACCGATGATCCGAACAAGCCGAAGCCGCGCGCCCCTATGCTGCGCGCCAAGGGCGACGACCCGACAAAGGCGCTGTTGGAGGGTCAACTGAAGGCGTTCGAAGCGGCATACGCTCAGGAACGCGATACCGCGGCCTACCATGACCAGGTGATGCAGGAGCTGCGCAGCCAAGACATCGTCGATGTGCAGACGTATGCACAGTACAAGATCGCCGCGATCGAGCAGGCGCGTGATGCGGCGGTCCGTGCATACGACGCCGAGATCGCGGCCCTGCAGAAGGCCCGCGCCGTAGCGGCGAAAGATACCGACAAGGCGTCGATCACGAACCAGATCAACGAAAAGGCCGCGCTGCGGGACAAGGCGCGGCTGGACGCGACCCGCCAGCTGCAGCTACAGACGCTGAGCATGGAGGCAGCGCAGTCGGGCCTGAATAAAGCGATGGTGGACTGGAACCGCGAGCAGGACCAGGTCGAGAGCCAGATGGCGTTCAACAACAGCCTGTACGGAAAATCGACGCTGGAGATCGCCAAGCTGACCGAGGCGCGTCGCCTCGAGCTGGACATCGAGGAGAAGATCCGCCAGGCCAAGGAAAAGGGGACGATCACCGAGGCGTCGATCGCCCAGTACCGGAAAGACGCTGCCGATCACGCTACCAGGGCCAATGCAGCGGCGACGCAAGGCATTGGCAAGCAGCTCGCGGATTCGCTGCGCACGCCACAAGAAAAAGAAAACGAGGAGCATGCGAATCGGCTCAAGGATTTGGCGGCCTATCGCGATAAGGAATTTGCAAATACGGTCGAAGCCAACCTCGCTATCGAGCGCGAGAACGAGCGGCACGTGGCCGCGCTCACGGAAATGAATGCGGTGAACAACCAGCAGTCGCTCGCCATGGCTGGCGATACCGCAGACCAGCTCTATAACCTGTTGAAATCGGCCGGCAGGGAGCAGTCGGCGTTGGCCAAGGCCGCGTTCTTGGCGAGCAAGGCGATCGCCGTTGCCGAAATTATCCTCAATACCGAGGTGGCAGCAGCGAAGGCAGGCGCCCAGCTCGGCATTTTCGGCATCCCAATGGCTACGATGATCCGGGTGACCGGGTACGCCAGTGCGGGGATGGTGGCAGGGATGGCCATCGCCGGCCAGCGCGAGAAAGGCGGCTCCGTGTGGGATGGCGGCGCCTTCCTGGTGGGCGAGAAGGGGCCGGAGATCTTCCGGCCGCCCACGCACGGAACCATCATCCCGAACAACAAGATCGGGGGCGGTGGCGGCGAGATGAAGCTGACCATCGTGAACAACACCAGGTCGCCGATCGGCCAGGTGACCGAGCAGCGGATCTCGGACAACGAGCGCGCCCTGATCATCCAGGAAGCCGTGAACGCGACGGCATCGTCGCTGGCCGACCCGAACAGCCGCACGTCGCGCGCAATGAACCGTAACTATTCCGTGCCGAGGAGCCGCTGATGGCGAACCCTGTAATGCCGAACGGCTTCACGCCGACGGTTGCCGCGTACTCGATGGACGACCCGGGCGGCGTGCTGCGCACCGACGTCGCCGGCGGCGCCGCGCGCTACGGTCTCGACTGGGACCGCGGCCCGCAGCGTTATCAGGTGACGTTGATCCTGGACGCGCTCAAGTTCTCGGTGTGGACGGCCTTCTACCACCACATCATCAAGAAGGGCGCGGTTACTTTCGACATGCGGCTCGACTCCGGCTTCGGGACTGAGCTGCATGCCGTGAACATCATGCCTGGGTCGTATTCGGCCGCGCGCACGGGCGGCACCGCGATCGTGGTGTCCTTCGTCGTCGAGGCCGAGAACAAGGTGTACGACATGACCGCGGCAGACGCTGCCGGCATGGTCGACCTGTACAACGCCTACGGCGCCGGCTCCAATGGGCTGCTGCAGCGCCTGGCGACGTTTGCCCTGGTCGACACCAACGCCCTGGACTTCACATGAGCCTCGACCTTGAAAGCCGGCTGCGGACCTTCCTCGCGTCCGCACCGCAGACCATCTGGCCGATCCAGACCCTGCAGATCAGCCACTCGGCCATGAGTAAGACCTACCACCTGTGGCGGGAACCCTATGCCGGGCAGACGGTCGCCGACGGTGTGCTGGTCGATATGCAGGCCTGCAACACCGAGATCAAGCTGGCAGGAAACGAAGGCCACCTCGACCAGGCGTTCGATATCAAGATCGGCCTGGTCGACATCGAAGACGAGTTCCGCGAGCAGTTGGACCGCATTCCCGTCGACACGACCGAGAAGATCAAGGTCGTTTATCGCGAGTACCTGAGCGACGACCTGGCGACGGCGCAGGCCACCGCCGTGCTGCAGGCCGAGAGCATCTCGTATGCCATCGGCGCGGCCACCATCAGCGCGGTGTCGCCGCGCTTGAACATGACACGGACCGGCGAGCTGTACGCGCCGAAAGATGTGCCAATGCTGAGAGGATTCCTGTAATGGATGTAAATGCCTACCTGGTCAAGCAATACGACTCGCCACCTTGCTGGCAGCTCGTTGCAGACGTCTACACATCCGAGCTGGCCCAGCCGGTGACGGACTACAAGACCATCAACGCCTCGATCCGCGCGATCGCCAGCGCCTTCCGCATCGCGCTCCACAAGTCGCCCGAGGGCTTCGCGCAGATCGCGGCGCCGGTCGACTACTGCGTCGTGTTGATGGGGAAGACGGCGGCCATGGGCCTGCACCACTGCGGCGTGTTCTACCGGGGCAGGGTGCTGCATGCGCTCGATGCCGGGAACCGCTACGAAGAGATGTCGGTCATCGGCGATGCCTACGCGGTGATCGAATTCTGGGCGAGGGCAGCATGACGCGGATCCGCTTGTACGATTCACCGTTTGCGCCGGCGGCGCCGCGGCTGTTCGAGGTGCAGAGCCTGGCGCAGTGGCTGCTGGACCACTACGGCGACAGGCCGACCGTGACCGTCCAGATATTCCGGGGCGAACCGTGCGTCGAGAACGAAATCAGCCGCGATGCAGCGGCCATCCTCGCCAACGACTGTGCCGAATACGTGGTCCTGCAGAGCCCGGGCGCTGATCCGCTGACCTGGGCGATCGCGGCGTTCGTCGTGTCGGCTGTGGTGGCGGTGGCGGCCATCGTGCTGATGCCGAAGCCGAGCATGCCGGGCAACGTCAATCGGACCCAGCAGAGCCCGAACAATGCCCTCGGCAGTCGCGAGAACAAGGCCCGGGTGCTCGAGCGCGTGGAGGACATCTACGGCACGGTAAAGTCGATCCCGTCGCTGATGATGCCGACTTATAACAAGTACATCGCGCACCAGAAGTTCGAATACGGCTACTACTGCGTCGGCCGCGGCTACTACGACATCGACGAGGTGCGGGACGGCGACACGCTGATCGCCGACATCGATGGCGCCAGCGCGGCCTTCTACGACCCATTCACGTCGCCGAACCATGGCGCGCCGGCGCTGCAGATCGGCGCGCCGATCGTCGACGGCATCGCGACCGTCAGGCGTGCGATCGAGGTCGACGGCATCACCCTGAAGGCGATCAACCAGGTGCAGCTGCCGGCAGGGGCGAACTATAAGTTCACGCCGGCGCCGGGCGGGGACAAGATCACCCAGGTCGACAAGAAGCCGAACTTCAATTCGGTGCTCGAGGTTGGCGACAAGATCACGATCGACATGGTTGGGTTCAACTCGACGACGTTCCTGGGCCTGGACTACGACGGCTCGAAGGTCGGCGAGACCGTCACCGGCGGGCCGTACAACTATTCGGGGACCTACACCGTCGCCGCGGTCGGCGACGGCGAGATCGTGCTCACCAGCTCGAGCTGGCCAGCCGCGAAGGAAGTGGCCAGCACGATTACCATTGTGGGCGTCACGCACATCACCGACTGGGTCACGCTGCCGGCGCCTGACCGCACGGAGGTGTGGTGCAACGTGATCGCCCAGAACGGCATGTTCAAGGACGACAACGGCAAGCTGATCACGGCTGTGAACTTCACGATCGAGATCGAGCAGCTGCGCGCAGACCTGTCGCCGACCGGCGTTGTCGAGACCGTCACCGGCTCGCTGTCGGGAGCGGTGCAGGATGAGCGGGCCGAGACCATCGAGCACGCGACAGCCTGGACCGGGCCCTGTCGCGTGCGGATGTTCCGGTCGACGCCGTTCGACTTTGACTTCACGGGGACCGTGGTCGACGAGATCAAGTGGGCCGACCTGTACAGCGTGTCTCCGGTGACCAAGACCGAGTTTGGCAACAAGACCACCGTGCACACGATCACGCAGGCGACCGCGCGCGCGACGGCCGTGAAGTCCCGCCAGCTGAACTGCTTGGCTTCGCGCAAGCTGCCGATTTATGACGGCGCGTCGTTCTCCGGAGCGTTCGATGACGACGGCCGCCTGGTGTCCGGCGCGATCGCCTCGACCTCGAGGTTGGTCGACATCATCGCTGCGGTGGCCATCGACCCGAAGATCGGCCGGCGCGACTTGGCCAGCGAAATTGATATGGGACAGATCTGGGGCGTGCAGCAGGCCCTGGATGCGTGGAATCCTGAGTGCGGGCAGTTCAATTACACCTTCGACTCGGACAACGCCAGCTTTGAGGAGACGATGGTGATGATCGCGAACGCCGGCTTCTGCATCGCATATCGGCAGAACGGGAAGATTCGCCTGGCGTTCGATCGGCTTCAGGAGAGCAGCACGGCGCTGTTCACGCACCGGAACAAGAAACCGAAGGCCGAGACCATTACGCGCAAGTTCGCGTCGGACGCCGAGTGCGACGGGGTCGAGTTTGTTTATTCGGACCCGGACAGCGGGCAGTCGGAAACCATCACGCTGCCACTGGATGGCTCGCACACGAAAGCGAAGAAGTTCGAAATCGCCGGCATCCGCTCGTTCGCTCAGGCCTGGCTGCGAGCCAATCGGGAGTACCGAAAGCTGCTCGGCCAGCGGATCACGATCGAGACGACCACGACGAACGATGCGAGGTCGCTCCTGCCGAACGCACGCGTCGACATCGTCGACAACACCAGGTTCAAGTCGTATGACGGCGAAGTGATGGGGCAGGACGGGCTCACGCTGACGTTGAGCCGGGATGTGGCGTTCACGCCGGACCAGCCGCACAGCATCGTGCTAATGCGGCGGGACGGTTCGCTGCAGAGCATCGCCTGCAGAGCCGGCGTGGCACCGAACCAGGTCGTGCTGCAGGCGCTGCCGAGCGAGGAAGTCGTGACGAGCTACGGTCAGGACGGGATCCGCACGATCTACAGCTTCGGCGCGGATATTGCCCGCGGCGCTCAGGCGTACCTGGTGCAAGAGGTGGACTTGTCGGACCCGCAGTACGTAACTGTGCGCGCCATTAATTATTCGGATGACTACTACGCTGCGGACTACGAACCGGTCCCCAGCTCTTCCGAGATCATCAAATAAGGAGTCGAAATGGTCGATCAGGTACAGGTTCCGCACAGCGTGGTGGCGGATAAGGTGCCGGCTCCCGGCGAGCTTGTCGAGGGAGGGCTCGCGGTCAACCTTGCAGATTACCGGCTGTACACGAAAGGTTACAACGGCCTGGTCATCAGGTTGAGCGGCCGGGTGGAAATCAAAGACGACGTCGACACGGACGCCGTTGTGTATCTAACGTGGGCCAGGGGTACGACTGGGAACATTCCAGTCTATACCTCCAGCCAGAAACTCAGGTTCAACCCGAAGACTGGGGAGCTGAGCGCGGTCTCCTTTTCCGGAAGTGGCGCGAACCTTACGGGTCTTACTGCTGACCAGGTTACAGGAGCGCTCGGCTTCACGCCGGTCAAGGCCGCCGGATCTGCCCTGCCGCCTGAAGCAACCGACCTCCCGACCGTGATTGCGCTTGCGAATAAATTGCGCGCAGCAGCAGTGAGTGCAGGGATATAGGTTCATAAACGATTGCTTGTCCTAACGGCGCCGATGGCGCTTTTTTTCGTCCAAAGAAAAGGATTTACATGCCGGCTTTGAATATCAAGGATCTGAATAACGGCAAGCAGGATCTTGACCACATTGCGGAGGTGGCAACATCCGCGAACCCGACCGCCACCGACCGCTTTGGGAAAGTGAAGTTGACCATCAGAGGGGCGATCAATTCCCTCAAGGCGTTCAACCATCGCGGTGCTTTTGCTGCCGGCACGCTGTATGCGATGAAGGACGTCTACGTAAGTGGTGGTATTGCCTACGTTGCACTTCTCGACCACGTCTCGACGACTGTTGCGGCAGATCTTGCTGCAGGTAGGGTGAGCATTCATCAGGGGGCGACAAGAGAAGATCTGGCCGCGTCGGGCGGCTCGGCCCTTATGGGCTTTATTTTGGATGGTGTCGGCGCCATCGCGACTACGATTCAGGATGTGCTGCGCGAGCGCGTCAGCGTCACCCGCTTCGGTGCAAAAGGTGACTGGGATAATGCTGCGGGTGTCGGTAGTGATGACACCGTTGCCTTTCAAAAGGCGCTGGATCACTGCCGCACCAAGGGTAAAGCGCTGTTCATCCCGGCCTCTGGAAAGGAGTACAAGGTCAGCGGCACGTTGTACCCGAAGGGAGTCAAGATCTACGGTGACGGGGAGATGAACACCCGTATCCGCTACACCGGCAACGGCACCCTCTTTAAGGGCACGGACAACGTGCGCAACGGCGTGACAGAAATCGAGCTGTTCGACTTCGTGTTGCGCGACATTTCCCTGCTTGGCCCTGGCAAGGCGGCCGGCGTGAAAGGGATCGAGGGCGACACCTACCGCTGCAACTTCGAACGCTACACCATCGGCGAGTTCTACACCGGCATCGAGACCTTGGGGGCGATCGTCAAGATCGGCAAGGGGCGCGTGTACGGTTGCGCCGAAGGCGTCGCCGTGCGCCCGCTGAAGATCGGCTGGCCGGCCACGACCACGACAATCGAAGCCCACTGCGACAACTGCGACATCGGCGTGTGGATCGACCACAAGTACAACGCCGACAACGCCACGCGGGTCTGGCCGCAAACCAGCGGCTATGGCGGTGCGTCGAGCGTCATGTTTAAGAATTCGGTGAACGAGAAGTGCGGCATCGGCTACAAGATCAACCGGGCCAGTGGCGTCCTGTTCCTCAACTCCTATGCGGAGATGTGCACCAAGGGATACGACGTGGACGAGTCCACCACGCCGACCTTCATCATCCATACCGAGTACGCCAACACCAACGCGAGCACGGTTCAATACAACGCGCTGGCCGAAATCGACAAGGGTTATAACGAGATAGGGCTGTGGGGCATCAATGCTACGCGGCTGTTCGTGGGCGGTGTCAATTCCAAGGGCGGCGCAAACAGCCCGTTCCAGGGCGCGGCATCGGGCACTATGCCTGGTCGTAATCTCCGCGGTTATTTCAGCGGTGGCCATGCGTTCTTGAGCGACCCGGACGCGACTACGAAAGACATTCAATGGTGGGGGCTCGGCGGCACTGCGCCAATTCCTAAAAAGTTCGTGTGGAGCCTGCAGAGTTCGAACACGCGCCTGCAGCTCGACAGCTATACCGACGCCGGCGCGTTCGCCAAGAACATCATGGGCATCGAGCAGACCACCGGCAAGGTTTCTTTCGGCACCAACACACCGAATGCGGCATTGCAGGTAACGTTCAACGGTGCCATCGGATCGGCATTCGACAACGCACACACCCTCGGCGTGTTCAACCTGCGTTGGTCGACCATCTACGCTGGCACCGGCACCATCAACACGTCGGACGAGCGCGAAAAGCAGCTGGTGCAGCCGATTGACGCTGCAGCGCTGCGCGCCTGGGCCAAGGTCCAGTACTGCCAGTTCAAATTCAACGATGCCGTTGAGAGCAAGGGCGACGGCGCGCGTTGGCACTTCGGAGTGATCGCCCAGCGCGTAAAGGAGGCCTTCGAATCCGAAGGCCTCGACGCGTTCGCCTACGGGGTGCTGTGCTACGACGAATGGGAAGCCGAACCCGAGATTCCCGACGATCCGGAAGTGCTGGACGAAGAAGGGAACGTTATCTCTCCGGCGGTGGCAGGGCGGCCGGCACGCCCGGCAGGCAACCGCTACGGCATCCGCTACGAAGAAGCCTTGGTCCTTGAGTGCGCGCTGCTACGTTCCTGTTTGCCGGTGGGCGTTCCGGCGTTGTAGTAGACAACCGTTGAGTATCCCGATCTGAGGGCCGCCGTCGAGCGGCTCTTTTCTTTTCTCGCACTGCAACGGCGGGGTGCAGACGTCTGCACGCCTGCTGGCTCAACAAAAGCTTCACATTCTCCTGAAAGAGACCATGTCAAATGAGCAAGTTGAATAATTTCGAGGCGGTCAGCATCGCCGGCGCCGTCTCGTCGATCAGCGCGTCGATGACCCTGGAGCGCTTCGGCGTCATCGTCGGCATTGTCACCGCCCTGGTGACCTGCGCCGCAAACGTAATCTACCGGGCGCGCCGGGATCGCCGCGAGGAGCGCGCGCTTGCCGCCCAGCTGGGAGGCGGACAATGACGACCCGACTCAAGGCTTTCCTGGCTCTGGCGCGCAAGTACGTCTGGAGCGTCCTGCTTGTCCTGTACCCGTTCGCGGACCAGATCATCGCCGGCATCGAGGCGCAGCTGCCGGCGCTGCAGCCGCATCTCGGCCCAAAGGTCTACGCCTACATGGGCCTGGCCATCGTGGTCGTCAAGGTAGCGCTGCAGGCGTACCGCGGCTGGCAGCAGTTCGGCTCGCTGCTGGCGAGGAAGGAGGGCGCATAACATGGCAAATGACTCGAAGAGACCGGCCGTTGCCGGTCGCCTCGCGATCGCTGCGGCGCTGGCAACGGCGCTGGCCATTCCAGCAGAAGGACTGCGTCAGGTGGCCTACCGTGACCCACCTGGCATCCTCACGGCCTGCCACGGGCACACCGGCGCCGACGTGCGTACCGGCGTCACCTATTCGCTCGAACAGTGCAGCAAGTGGCTGACGAACGACATGGGCGAGGCCCTGGCGCAAGTGGATCGCTGCGCACCAGGCCTGCCCGAGCCGGTCCTGGCCGCCTTCGGTGATGCGGTATTCAACCTCGGGCCGGCTATCGCCTGCGATGCGAAGAGGTCGACCGCTGCGCGCTACCTGCAAGCGGGCCTGCTGCGAGAGGCCTGCCGTGAACTGCCGCGCTGGGACAAGGCCCGTGTCCTGGGCGTGCTGGTGCCGCTGCCTGGCCTGACGACACGGCGCGAGCGTGAGCGCGATCTTTGCCTGCAGGGGGCCGGCTCATGATCCTGATCGACGCCATGCTCAAGCGCCTCGGCGTGTCGCGCTGGGTCGCGATCGGCGTGCTGTGCGTGGCGGCCGGCGCCGCCGCGCTGGCCTACCGCGCGCACCTGGTCGAACAAGGCATTGCCATCGAGGCGGCACGTCGCGACGCGATCGATAAAAAGCGCGACAAGCAGGCCAAGGCGGCGCTCTCGCAGGCGAACGCGCGGACCGCTGCCGTCCAGGTCCGGCTCGACGCCGCACTGGCCACAATCACTCAACAAGGAAAGGAAATCTCCGATGCACAAGCCCGTTCGGCTGCTCTGCAGTCTGATCTTGCTGCTGGCCGCCGCCGGCTGTCAGTCGCCGTTACCGGGGCCTGCCACGCTGCTCCGGACGGACACGGTCAAAGTGAGCCCGCTACCGAACTGGATTCGGCAGGCGGGCCAACAACCGCAAGTCTCGATGGACGAGCTGCAGCAGATCTTGAATGGATGCGGCAGACCCGGAACGACGCCATCGTCGGCCTGCAGGCGTGCGCCGCCGTCTACGACGCAGTAAAGGCGGCATCGGACAACCAGGTGCAGTGATGGATTTTCACATCATCACGCCACATGGTTCGGAGCACATTCTGAGCACGGACGATCGTGGCCGGATCGTCACACCGCTGCCGGCGGCGCCGACGTGCGGCGTGCCTCGGGCAGGGCCAGCACCCGCGCCGCCACCTCCGCTGGAACGCCGCTGACAGCGAGCATGAAGGACGCCTCCAACCAGGTTATCTCTGGCAGCAGGATCAGAGCCAGGTCGACTTGGCTTGCGGTGATGAGGTCCGTGCGGGGCGTCATGTTACGTCTGCACAGCGTCAGCCTATTACACCAGATCCGGTGGCGGCGGCTCCTTCCGCTTGCAGGTTGCTGCCGCCGTCCAGGTCCTTTTGCTTTCATCCGGCGTGCGGGCCTCCCTAATCGCCAAGTCGCAGGCCGTGACCATGGAGTCGAGCTGAATCCACTTTTCGCGGCCGCCGATTACTGCTGGGCCGGATGTGGCTGTCCCTTCAACCCGCTGGCCGCCGTACTGGCATACCAGCCAGCGCGGAGCCTCGTCGGGGAGGTCAAAGTGTATGTTCGTCCCACCCTTGATCTGGTCGACGTCACCATGCAGCTGGAGGGCGTTGCCGCGCAAACCGAACCGCAGCTCAGCGCTCGACAGGCCGGCACCGGCGTCATCGGCAGAACATCTGTAGATCTGCGCGTCAGCCGCGCTGCAGACCAATGCCAACATCCAAATGGCGCGCCGCTTCATGGCACTACCACCACAAAGTATTCCGGGGCGTCGTTGGCTGGCGTGGCCTTATCGGGATGGGCCTTTTTCCATTCAGGCGGGAGGATCGCAACGCCGCGGCGGCCAGCGGGCTTTCCTTGGTACTGGTCGAACATCGAGAATTCGCATGGCAGGCCGTTCACCATCATCGCCCCGCGCCAAAACCTGTCGAACAGCCCGACGTGCCAACCATGCTGGTTGGGGAATTTGGGCCGGCCGTCGACCAGTTTGAAGTTGGCTATCACGGTCCCAGGAAGGAGGAAGGTCAGGTCGACCACACGCGGACCCGGCCGCCAGCGGCCGGTGTAGCCCACATCCGTCAGGAACTGCGGCAGCGCCGCGCACTCGTGGTCGCGGCCTAGGAATTCGCCGGCGCCGTCCTTCCTGAGCTTGTCGAACCTGTCCGCCAGTTCTTCGTAGTACAGCCCCTGGAACTTGTTCTGATAGATGACGTTGCGCTTCGGGAGGTCGTCAATTGCACCCATCGCAGCCACCTCAGGCGCACTTGTTGGCCGCGCAGTCCCAGCCGCCGGAACTGTTGCCCTCGGTGCCGCCCCGGATGCTTTGCTTGGTGTATTTCCACTTCATTTTGGAATAGGCCAGGAAGACGTGCTCCTTGAGGATGCCGCCGTCGCCGCTCGTCGGGTTGACCCCGCCGATCATGACGTTCTCCAACTCGACGGTGTAATAGCAGATCGGCTTGCCGTCGCCGTCGGCGCGCATGAACTCGAACTTGGCCTTGGGGATCGTCTTGCCCATCGCGCAATGCTGCTGCAGGGCAGGCGACGCAATATCGGCCAGCTTATCGAACGAGACATCCGAGAGGGAAGCTCTGCCGGTAGTGTGGCCGCCGGCGGTGGACGCTGTCGAGGCCCGCGGCTGGTGGACGCTCCAGCTGACGTGCGCGACCTCGATCCAGTCTTTGTGGCCGGCGTCGGCCGACTCACCCTTGATACCTTCGATTTGCCGATATACGTCGGTTGCCATGATGCCTCCCTGTTGGTGTTGGGGCATCCTCGCAGAGTTGGGTTTACAGCAACTTGTCAGTGGTCAACCATCCGCCGGCGACAGGTCAATGCTTTTGTGCGAGCCTTTCGGCCATCGCCTCGGCCGTCTCGTTGTAGTAGACCTGCAGCTGACGGAGATCCCGGTGCCCGACCATGCGCGCCAGGGCCAGCACGTCGAGCTTCCTGGCCAGGCGCGTGATAGCGAGGTGGCGGGTGTCGTGGAAGGTCCCGTCCTCGATGACGGCGCGTTTCTTGGCCTTCCTGAATAGCGCGTCTACGGACGCGGTAGAGACCCCGAAGATCGTGCCGCCTTCAGCTGGCAACGGAAGGAGCTCGAGCAGCTGCACGGCGCGGGGTGACAGTGCCACATTCCGTTTCGTGCCGTTCTTGGTCCGGTGCAGGGTGGCCACCACGCCGGAAACGTCTTGCGGCATCAGCGCGCAGATCTCGCCGGCGCGCATCGCCGTCTCGATCGCGAACAGGAAAGCGACGGCAACGCGCTGGTTGACGGATTCGACGAGCTCGAGGCCGTCGAGGTCAAAGCCCAGGGCCAGGCAGATGCGCGCGATCTCGTCGTCCGTGTAGAGCTTGTCTCGAGGCGGCGATTCTTTTGGCCGGCGCACATCCGTCGTCGGGCTGGCGGCGATCCACTTCCATTCTTTGGCCGCGGTGGCGAACACATGGGATAGCAAGGTCAGCTCGCGGTTGACGGTCGACCCGGTCACCTTGTCGATGGTCAGGCGCCGATCGCGCCACCGGCCGAGCAGCTCGGACGTCACGTCTTGCAGCTTCATATCCTTAATCGGGGTCCCGTCTATCTCGTTGGCGCCGATCGCATTCAGGCGCAGCACTTCCCATCGGGTGCCGGGCTTGTGTACCGAGACCTCCTTCTCGTAGCGGCGGAAAGCGTCGTCGACGGTCTTCCCGCGGAGGACGCCGCTAGTTTTGTCCTCGCGGATCTCGGTTTCCCGTTTTGCCGCCCACGCCGAGGCCTCGGCCTTGGTCGAGAAGGTCCCGCTCTCGCGCACACCTTGGATGGAGATCTGGACGCGCCAAGAGCCAGCGCGTTTTACAAAGGTTGCCATTACTTTTCCACTGAAGATTCGACGTGGTGTAATTGTGGCGTAATTCTGGTGTAAAGGGGTACAAGAAGATGCGGTAATCCGTGGGTCTTTGCGGACTGTCACGGTTCGCCAGAAGTGGCGTAAGTGCTTGAATAAGCTTGGAAAGTGGGCAATTTTGGTTAATTGCCGTGCTTGCTAGTGGTGCCTCCGGCCGGAATCGAACCGGCACGCCTTACGGCGCTTGATTTTGAGTCAAGTGCGTCTACCAATTCCGCCACAGAGGCTGCAAGCGCAGGCGCGCATCTTAGCACATTGCATGCCAAAAAGACCAGTGCACGTGTGCAGTTCCGGCGTATGATCTCGCCTACCCTGGAAAACAGCCGCCGGCAACGCGGTGCGCACGATGAAGAATAAGAAGATTCGCGAGATCATCCTCGGCAAGGCCCTCGACCCGATGAAGAGCGAGACCCGCCATTCGATGGCGCTGGTGGCGTTCCTGGCCTGGGTCGGGCTGGGTGCGGACGGGCTGTCCTCGTCCGCCTACGGCCCCGAGGAGACCTTCCGCGCGCTGGGCGCCCATACCCACCTCGGCCTGTACATGGCCGTCGCCACCGCGGTCACCGTCTTCATCATCGCGCTGGCCTACAACCAGGTGATCGAGCTGTTCCCGACCGGGGGCGGCGGCTACCGCGTCGCCACCAAGCTGGTCGGACCCTATATGGGGCTGGTGTCCGGCTGCGCGCTGATCCTCGACTACGTGCTGACCATCGCGATCTCGATCGCTTCCGGGGTCGACGCGCTGGCGTCCTTCCTGCCGCTTGGCTTCCAACCCTATAAACTCTGGGCCGAGGCCTTCTTCATCGCCCTGCTGATCGTGATGAATTTGCGCGGCCTGAAAGAGGCGATCAAGATCCTGCTGCCGATCTTCCTCGGTTTCGTCGCCACCCACCTGGTGCTGATCGTGTACGGCATCGCCGCCCACGCGTCCAACCTGCCGCAGCTGGTGCCGAGCACCGTCGCCGAGACGCGCGAGCTGGCGCAGCACATCGGCTGGGCCGGCGTGGCGGGGATGCTGCTGCTGGCGTATTCGCAGGGCGGCGGCACCTATACCGGCCTGGAGGCGGTGTCGAACAACGTCAACCTGCTGGCCGAGCCGCGCGAGCGCACCGGCAAGGTGACGATGTTTTACATGGCGCTGTCGCTGGCCTTCACTGCCGGCGGCATCATCCTGCTCTACCTGCTGTGGGAGGCCAGGCCGGTGTCCGGCGAGACCCTGAATGCCACCACCTTCCGCAGCATCATCGCCAGCATGGGGCTGGGCAGCGAGGTGCTGAACAACGTGGTGCTGGCGGTGGTGCTGGCCTTCGAGGCCGGGCTGCTGTTCGTCGCCGCGAATACCGGCTTCCTGGGCGGTCCTTCGGTGCTGTCGAACATGGCGTCGGATTCCTGGGTGCCGCACCAGTTCCGCTATCTGTCGACCCGCCTGGTGAAGCAGAATGGCATCCTGGTGATGGGCGTAGCCGCGCTGGCGATTTTGTTCTGGACCCGCGGCCGGGTCACGCTGCTGGTGGTGCTGTATTCGCTGTCGGTGTTCCTGACCTTTGCGGTCTCGCTGTTCGGCCTGTGCCTGTATTGGTGGCGCCATCGCAAGGACACCGACAATGCGCGCTGGGTGCGGCGCTTCGTGCTGTCGCTGACCGGCTTCGTGATCTGCGCCGGCATCCTGGCGATCCTGCTGGTCGAGCGCTTCACGCAAGGCGGCTGGGCGACGGTCCTGATCATCGCCGCCATCGCCGCCCTGTGCAACTTCATCCGCAACCACTACCGCGAGACCAAGCGTGCGATTCAAGCGGTGGACGAGGTGTTCGCGGACCAGCCTTTCGGCCCGGTGAAAGACGCGGTCGATCCGGACCCGGAAGCGCAGACCGCGGTGTTCATCGTCGGCACCTCGCGCGGCGGCGGCCTGCATGCGCTGCTGTGGGTGCTGCGCATGTTCCCGGGCCACTTCAAGAATTTCCTGTTCGTGAACGCGCGCACGGTGGATGCGCATGCCTACGGCGGCGAGGGCGCGCTGGAAAAGATGCGGGAGGATGCGGCAGAGACGCTGGAATACTTCGTCGACTTCTGCCAGAGCCACGGGATGGCGTCGGCGTCGTACATCGGCTTCGGCACCGACGCGGTGGAGGAGGTGACCCGCATGTGCGAGCAGATCAATCGCGAGTATCCGAACACGATCTTCTTCACCAGCAAGCTGATTTTTGCGTCGGATAACTGGTTCGCCCGGCTGCTGCACAACCAGGCGGCGCTCGCCGTCCAGCGCCGCCTGCACCTTGAAGGTCTACAAATGGTGATCCTGCCGATGAAAGTGTAGGGCGCCTCACAAATCCTCATGGCGGCGTTGCATTCGTCTCGAATTTGTGAAGCGTTCTTTTTAGCGCGCCATCTGCGCGCGCAAGGCCCGCAGCGCCTTCACGGGGCCGGTAACCTCGAGCGCATGTTCGCGCACGGTCACGGCGATTTCCTTGCCGCCGCGCGCGCGGTAGCGTACGGCGCCGGGCAGGCGTTCGGCCGGCGCATAGCCGAGCCGGCCCAGCGCGTCGTCCAGCGTGACGACCAGGTGGCAGGCGTCGAAGCGGGTCGTGACCTCGAAGCGGCCGGTCATCATCTGCGCCGCCATCGGCAACAGGCCGCCGGCCAGGATCGGCAGCACGATGTAGGCGAGCGGCGCGCGCGGGTCGAACACGTGGAAGGCGAACATCAGCGCGGGCAGTCCGACTGCCAGCATCAGCCCGAGCAACGCCGCGCGCGGCGGCGACCCCAGGGGAGTAGGGCGGCGGTGGGCCTGTTCCGGGGCGCGCTCGATGTCGGAAAACGTCACGCTTTTCATGATGGGGCTCCTTGGCTGGGCGACACCGCAGGTGGCGGGCACATCCATCATTCTGATAACTCACGCCGGACAGGAATTGATCTTTCTCAACCATGGCCTTTCCCGGGATGAAGTGTTTTCGAGGGGGAAATATTTAGTCAAAAAATGCCACATCTGGTCGAAAAACGGCTGAGATTTGTGCGCAATCTAACAGTTGAGGGGTAAGCACGAACTTAAGCTGTCATCAAGGATCGACGTCAATACGCCGGCTCCCCGGATAGTAAGTCTCGACAACTTATCTCAGGAACTATCATGAAACTGAAATCTCTCGTTTTAAGCGCCCTCATCGCGGGCGCGGCGGTCGCCTCGCAAGGCGCCGTTGCGCAGGCGATCGACCGCAGCGTTTCGCTAGTGACAGCGGGCGACGGCGTGGGCGGCTTCAACGCGCATTTCGGCGATACCTTCACGGCCTCGACCATCGGCAACACCTTCTCCGACGTCTTCACCTTCAACGTCGGCACGCCGTTCGACGCCGCCTCGTCGGTGACCTCGTCCTACCTGAACACGCCGCAGACCAAGGATCTGCTGATCACCGGCTTCAGCCTGTACCGCTACGACCCGGCCACCATGGCCATCCTCGGCACCGCGATCGCCGGGATCAACGAGACCGGCTTCGGCTCGAATCCGACCGATTCATGGTCGCTGTCGGCGTATGGCCTCAGCAGCGGTTATTACGCGCTGAAGGTGGACGGCCAGGTGATGGGGGCGGGCGGCGGCGCCTTCGGCGGCGACCTGACGATTTCGCCGGTGCCGGAACCGCAGGCCTGGGCCATGCTGCTGGCCGGCCTGGGATTGTTCGGCGTGGCAGTGCGCCGCAAGCCGGCGCTGCGCAGGATCCGCAGTCAGCGGCGCTGATACAGGCGGAAGCGCTCGTCGCGGTCGGACGGGCGGCGCCCTTCCCACAGCAGGGTCCAATCGCGGGGGCGGAAGTCTTCCAGCACCACTGCGCCGCCGCGCGGACCGTCGCCACTCTGCAGCACGCTCTGGCGGGCCGCGTCGCCGCGTCCTTGTTCGGCGGTCTTTTTCAGGCTGTCCTGCAGCAGCAGGTAGTTGCACTTGCCGCCCTCGACGCCGGCGAACGGCAGGTGGCCGAAATACGCGAACGAAGCGCGCTGGGCCGGGCCGACGTTGGTCTCGATGCAGTCGGCGTTCGCCGGCAACCGCGCCGCGATCTGCTGGGCCACGCTGGCGTAGCTCTTGCCGTAGTTGAGGTCCGGCAGGAACAGCGTCATCAGGAGCACCCACAGCATGATCAGGCCGCCGGAGGACAGCACCACCGCGCGCCACAGCACCGAGGGCTGGCGCGACAACCGCCAGTGCACCAGCACGAACCAGCCGACCGTGGTGGCGGCGGCGACGATGAAGGCGACGATGCCGAATTCGGGCTTGAAGCCGGGCAGCAGCTTCAGCGCATTCTTGGCGAACTGCGCCGGCCAGCCGGTCAGCTTGGCCACCCAGAACAGCCAGATCAGGCCGCCCAGCAGGCTCAGGACCATCACCGAGAACCAGTCGATCGCATTGATCGTGCCGCGCTTCATGGTCGGCAGGCCGAAGGCCGCCATCAGCGCCATCGGCGGCAGCAGCTTGAGCAGGTCGCCGTTTTCCGGCACCGGATCGCACAGCACCAGCAGCACCAGCAGGCCGACGAAGCAGGTCGGCAAAATGATGTGCAGCAGGCCGTGCTGGCGGCGCCAGGCCCAGGCGGCCCAGGCGGCGAACGGCCAGGCCGGCCAGCAGAACCAGATGCCGACGCGGAAGAAGGCCTTGATCGAATGCCAGCTCGGCATGCTCAGCTGGGTGGCGTTCCAGGCCAGCCATTCGCTCACCGGCGACTGGTTGTAGGGCTGCACCAGCAGTGCCGGCAGGATCCAGACCAGCATCACCAGCACGGCAGTGCCGCTGGCCAGGCCGACGTTGCGCAGGGTGGGGCGCGCCGGCATCTTCAGGAAACGATTGCACATGAACAGCGCGCCCAGCAGGACGATCGGCGAGGCGATGCCGCGGGTCAGCGCCAGCGTGCCCAGCACCACGCCGGTCAGCACCGCATTGCGCGTGTTGGGTTCTTCGATATAGCGCACCGAGCGGTACAAGAACCAGGCCAGCAGCGAGCCCTGCAGGGTCACGGCCAGGGTTTCATGGCTTTGCAGCAGCAGGCCCAGGCAGCCCAGGTAGATCAGGACCGCGGTGTCGGCCAGGGTGCGGCCATAGTCGTCCGGTTCGGGCTGGCCGCCAAAGGCCAGGCGCAGCGGCTGCGCTTCGGCGCGCCGGCCCAGCCGGAACGCGGTTTGCCACAGTGACACCGTGCCCAGCACGAAGATGCCGACAGTCGACATGCGCGCCGCCAGCACGTCGCCGAGCAGCCAGCCGAACAGCTTGATGCATAGCGCACCCAGCCAGAAGGCCAGCGGCCCTTCCTCGGGCGAGGGCAGGCCGGCAATGTTGGGGAGCAGCCAGTCCTGGAAGCCGCCGTGCGCCGTGGTCCACATGATGCCGAAGCTGGCGGCATCGTCCTTCCACGGATCGCGCCCGATCAGGCCTGGCAGGATGTACAACAGGCCAAGCGCGTACAAGGCCCATCGTGGCAGCGCAAGTGTGGCGGCGGCGGGGAGGCGGACTGGTTTCATCGATACGGGGATGCGTGGTGCAATAAATTAATGTCGCGCTAGTATAGCGACAAAAAAAAAGGAAGCCCCAGGCTTCCTTCTTGGGAGGCCCGAAGGCCTCTTCTGCGTTCGCTCGTCGGCGAATTAGCCGTTGGCGACGCTGGTCTTCGAGCCGACTGCGCCGAACTTCTGGCGGAATTTCTCGACGCGGCCAGCGGTGTCGACGATCTTGTGCTTACCGGTGAAGAACGGGTGCGATTCAGCGGACACCTCGATCTTGATCAGCGGATACTGCTTGCCTTCGAAGTCGATGGTTTCGCGGGTATTGATGGTCGAACGGGTGATGAATTTGAAATCGCACGACAGGTCGTGGAAGACAACTTCGCGGTATTCTGGATGGATATCGGTTTTCATGGTTTGCCTCGGTTAAGTT